ACTTGGGTTCTTCGTAGCGTTGTTCCTCTTCTAGGGTCTTCGCCAGCAAAGTATTACAGCTATTGGTTCCTTCTTTTGCCTGAAGCAAATCCATTGTTCTGTCACTTAGCTTCACTAGGAACAATAAGCGAACATCACTTTTGATCAAGCCAACATATACCTTTCCGAGGCACTCTGCTTTTATGATGTGCGGCTCTGTCGCGGAATACATAAAATATGTACTGAGGTATTTTACGTTTATTCTTATATTCTTCGATGATTTATCGGCATAAGTGGCCTTATAGTTAATCATAGCCTTAGAGCCACCGTTTTCAACATTCAAAAGCCTTATATCAACTGGGCGTTTAGGTGGGTCAAAGAATCCCATAAGATACCTCCTCTTAACTCTCTTACAAGAGCAATCTATATTTGAATAATTATACCACAAAAATGTTAACTTTTCAATCGTTTCCAATAAAGTCGTATTAAAAAAGGTGATGCCGAAAAGCACCACCTTTTACTGTTTGTATAATTCAACCTTCAACCTCAATCGATACACTGTTTTTGAAGGTGAAGATTACACTTCCGTCCCTCATCACTTTTGCTATGTCAATCAAGCTGATCCAAATTTCATCGCTCCATTCTTTAAGAACTAAAGGCTGTTCCTTCAGAGCCGAAATGAAGATACGGAGTTCCCTTTCGCGTTCAAGTTTATTCTCCCGTTCTGCCTGTGCCACCTTCAGCTTTTCGACAGCCTTTTCATATCGTTTTACAAGCCTATTATACTTATCGGCGTATTCTTCCTGGGACTGAGCTGAGGATGCATTTTCTCTTACGCACTGATCAACCAAGCCTGCGATCACTTCGATTTCTTCGTTCAAGGCAGCAATCTTATTGTCAAGCTCGGTACAATCGAATACGAGCTTTCGCATCTCCTCGCAGTCCTCAATGATGCGTTCCCTGTCTCCCATCAATAGGTTATAAGCCTTGAGAAACATTGCCTTAATGCTTTCGTCGGAAAGCGTTGCCGTTTGGCACTTGCTGTGCCCCTTAAATTTGCTGTTACACTGCCATATTTGTTTCTTCCAAGCATCGGTCGAGTGCCATACCTTTTGCCCGTAGAAGCCACCACAATCGGCACAAATAAGCCTTGAAGAAAAGATATGCAGTCCGCTGTAACTACGCCCCAGCTTGCGCCTTCTTGCTATCTCCGCTTGCACCATATCGAATTCAAGAGGCGTTACGATTGCCGGATGACTGTTTTCGACGTAGTACTGCGGGACCTCACCAGTATTGACCTTCTGTTTTTTTGTAAGGAAATCCACCGTATAACATTTTTGCAAAAGCGCATCTCCCTTGTATTTTTCGTTCTGAAGAATACTCAAAATTGTCGTTGAGCGCCATTTGGTTTTCTCCCCCGGTGTCTGTACACCATTCTGCGTCAAATGCTCCGCTATCCAAGTAGGAGTTCTGCCCTGGAGGAATAGACGGTAGATAAGCCGTACAATCTTTGCCTGCTCCTCATCGATTTCGGGAGTACCGTCCTTGCCCTTTTTATAGCCCAAGAAGTGCTTGTACGGCATTGTTACCTTGCCATCTGCAAACCGCTTCCTCTGCCCCCAGGTGACGTTCTCGGAAATGGAGCGGCTCTCCTCTTGTGCCAAGGATGACATAATCGTAATAAGAAGCTCACCCTTACTGTCGAAGGTATAAATGTTCTCCTTCTCGAAGAAAACCTCAACGCCAGCCTCCTTGAGCGTTCTAACGGTTACAAGGCTGTCAACCGTATTTCTTGCAAAACGGCTGACCGACTTTGTAATAATGAGGTCAATCTTGCCGTCAAGCGCGTCTTGAACCATATCGTTAAATCCCTTGCGGTGCTTGGTGTTCGTGCCGGAAATACCTTCATCCGTATAAACATTTACGAACTCCCAATCCTCACGCGCTAAAATGTACTTGGTGTAATAGTCAATCTGCGCCTCATAGCTGGTGAACTGCTCATCGTTATCCGTGGAAACACGAGCGTAAGCGGCAACACGCCGTTTCCTCACAGCGTTGTGCTCTATAGATGTAATTATGTTTTTTGTCGCGGGGATGACTGTTATTGCTCTAGCCATTCTGTGCCCTCCTTTCAAGATTTCTTTGTCTTACCGCATCTCTCATCTCCTCTGTCCAAGACTCGGACCGTGAGCGGTCTTGCCATACCTTAGTCACTATCTGTCCTCCTACCAAGTGATACTCTAACCGATTACCATTGAAAACAACGATTTTTTCAATATCCGTTATGTCGGCAACCGATGCTGTAACCTCCGCTAAAGTTGCCTCGGGGATTTGCTTTGATGCACAGAATGCTTTTCCTTGTGTTGCAAAGGTGGCGCAAATCCAAACAGGCTGCTTTACCGTTACCTTGCGCCTATAGCTTTTACCGCAGTTGCCGCACATCAAAAGACCCGAGAAAGGATATCTGTTTCTTGCCTTGGGAGCATGTCCGTATTTCTTAGATCTGCGTTCAAGTTCCTCTTGGACTCTAGCGAAGGTCTCAATATCGATAATCGGATCGTGTGCGTCTTCTACGTGGTACTGAGGCAACTCTCCGTGGTTAATTTTGGTTTTCTTGGTTATGTGATTCTCTCGATAGGTCTTTTGCAATAACAGGTTGCCTGTATAGGTATAATTTCGGAGAATCCTACCGATAACCGATGGATGCCAACGCTCACCAAAGCGCGTAGGCACGCCCTTGCGATTTAAGCCGTTTGCGATTGCGTTTGTGCCCTTGCCCGCAAGGAAGGCCGCAAAAATCTGCTTGACGATTTCTGCTTCCTCGGGAACGATGGTATAAATACCGTCGCACAAGCGGTACCCTAACATACCACCATTCCACGGGAGCCCTTCCTCAAAATTCTTCTTGATGCGCCACTTCATATTTTCGCTTACAGAACGGCTCTCCTCCTGAGCGTAGGATGCAAGGATTGTGAGCATCAGCTCACCGTCCGCACTTGTCGTATGAATGTTCTGCTCCTCAAAGTAGACATCCACACCAATCAGTTTCAAGGCTCTTACTGTTTCAAGAAGCGTTACTGTATTTCTGGCAAAACGGGAAATTGACTTGGTCATCACCATATCAATCTTGCCCGCTTTACAATCCTCTTGTAGTCTTTGAAAGCCTGCTCGCTCTTCTTTTGTACCTGTGATGGCTTCATCCGAATAAACACCTGCGAATTCCCAATCCTCGTGCTTTTGTATCAGCTCACTGTAGTAGCTAATTTGAGCCGACAAGGAATGTAGCATCGCATCTTTACCCGACGAAACTCTAACATAGGCTGCCACTCTTTTCTTTGCCTTCAGCTGTGGCAATGACTGTAATTGTCTAACGATTCTAGGCACTATTCCACCTCCTCTGTTAATGGTATATTACCTCTATAATCGTTTAATATCAAGTCATTTTCGACAAATATACTACACGAATTTATACCGTATTTTTCGCGCATTTTTGTGTCAATTATGGCATACTCTTTCGGTAGTATAATTCCGCGTGATAAGAGTATTTTTGCCTGTACCAGGGCGGATTTATAGTATAAAAGACGTTGATAGTATTCACCCTGACTCATACTAACTCACCCCGTCTCTCAAAGCACTCACGGGAACAAAACTTACGCTTGGCGCTTGCGTAGTCATAGATCTTCTTTCCGCATATAGCACATTCACTTTCGATGAGCTTTTCACTCTTGTTGTCCCTGTGCTTTCTCCAATACATCACTCTGCAAGCGGGAGAACAATACATTCTAGGGCGCGTTTTCTTGGCGGGCAGTTGATTCCCGCAGTTCATACACTTCCCGCTTTCCTTCTTAATCGCCGCCGTATGCAATTCGTGTCTATAGCAAAACGACTTTATTGTATTTGCAGACAGCCCTACTTCCCTGGCTATCTCCGAATACGGCTTTAACTCGCGCCGCATTTTTATAATCAAATCTCTCTGTGTCTTCGTCATTCCAAAGCACCTCCTTCGGAATACGGAGATTTGATGGTGCTTTTGGGGACCCATTTCCCTAAAATTTCACAAAAAAATAAAGCCCACCGAAGAAAAAACTCCTCGATGGGCTTTGTGTTTAATACGTATTATTCAGTTTTCTCTGCATCAGCCTTGCTCGTCTCACTTTTGTTAGTGAGCTGCTTTACCACCTGGTTGGTTCCGGTTGCGGACAATCCGCTTGCTGCACCGATGACGATAGCCACGAGAATGTTCGTGGTCTCAAGGACACCGGGAACGCAGAAGAAGCAGATAGTGCCGATTACAGCACCGAGACCGCAAGCGATGAGAGGAATGAACCTCTTGAACTTTTCATCACCGCCCATAGCGGTCTTTACGATGTCGATAATCGTATAAACGATAGCGGCAATAGCGGGGATAGTTGCGAAGTCTACAAAGCTTG